CGCCGTCGGACGGGTTCTCCACGGCAATCCGCCCGGAGCGAAGAAGCAGGGAGTCGGCGGCATCGCGCCTGAACTCATCCTCGCCGGTTTCGGTGACATGGACGCCGGTGGTCACGGGGCCGTGGTTCGAGCGGAGCTTCTCGATGATGGCGGCTCTGACCTGCTCGACGGAGTCGCCGTTGGCGATATGCTCCGACGGGTCGATGTCGAAGTCACGGCACATGGCACTGACCTCGGCGATGCGGGTACGTTCCGCCGCGATGGCCCTCTGGGCGACGGATTCACCGTTGTCCTCAATGGAACGGGTGGCGGTCTGGGCCGTGGGGGTGGTCTGGGCGGCGGCGGTGGCGGTCTGCTGCCGTTCCTCGGCCTCGATTTCAGTGTTGAGCTGCTCGATCTCCCTCTGGAGGGTATCGAACTCCGCCTGTTCCTCGGCGGTCAGAGCGCGCTGCGCGTTTTTCGCGGCGGTGACCAGCTCCTGCTGGCGCTTCAGCTTTGCTTGGCGCTGCTGTTTCTTGTTCATAGCTGTTAACCTCCTATGACGTTATGGTTGATTTGAAGTTGGCTTTCGAGTACGGTCAGCGGGATGGTTCCGGGTTGCTCCGCTTCTCGGCCCACGCCGACCGTTCCGTCAGCCGGTACCGAGACGATGGAAATCTCGAAAGGCCACCACTTCCGAGCAATTTCACATGGCCCAGTAAATCTACCATCTGCGCTTGTCTTTCCAGCCATTACTTCCTCTAAGGATTCGATGCGGTAACCGACGGACACTCCTTTGAGTGTGCCGCTCCGCACCTTTTGGTAGATCACTTCCGATTCTTCGTCGGAGTCGAATTCGATCTCCGCGTGTCCTCTGCTGTTCTCCACCCATGCCCGGAGGATTTTGCCGATCACCTTATCCCTGTTGTGGTTGAACAGGACGCAGCCGATCTCGTTCAGCCGCGAGAGGTCAACGGCTCCGGGGCCGTGGTCGAGGATTTCCAGCCCGAACCACCGCTCATACGGTTCCTCCGAAGAGAACGAAAGCGTGAACTTTCGCTCATTGCCCTCGCCATCTTCCCTTTTCAGGGTGGCGAGCCGACGCAGTTCATTCGTCCGCGTCTTGGACGCTGCTCTCGCTTCCTCCGGGGCGTTGTGCATCGCCCTGCGGCGCTCCGCCGGGAGCGGGAGTCTGTCCGAGGATAATCGGCCCCAAGTCGAGACCGTGTTCGTCTTTTGCATATTTCAGCACCTCCGCTATGTCATCGACCTGCTTACGCCAGTCAGAGCCGTTCTCGGCTGCGATCTGCTTGAAGGTCTTTTGTCCTGTCTGTAGGGCGATCTTGGTGGCGGTCACTTCCTTGCTGGGTTCGATCCAGTCCTTCGGGGGCTTCGTGAAGGTATGCTCGAAGTAGGCATCCTTGTTCTCCCAAAAATCGGGGATCATCAGCTTTCCGGCAAGCACCGCCGAAATGATGAAGGTTTCATAGATTTCATCGAGAACGTCAGCCAGCAGTTCATCTTCCTCGGCGTAGGTCATGCCGTCCTCGATCAGCCCCTGCCTCGCGCTACTGTAGGTGGCCTCGCTCATGTCACGGGCGGTCGCTTCGTAGCTGATGCCCTGACCGGCTCCGATCATGCGCTGCTGCAGCTTGACATAGCTCGCCGCGTCGGTCGCTTGCCCTTGCGGGTTAACCACTTGGATTTCGTCGCCCACGTTCATCTCTTTGATCATGCCGGGGGCGATGGTCTTTCCGTCGTAGGTCTGCCGTGGGCCGGTTGCGCCGGTACCCTGCCGCCCAATTCCAGCGGTCGGGATTGCTCTTTTGATGAACACGGAGAGACAGGCTTCGATGCGCTGTTTCACGCTTACGGCCACCATGAATTCATTCACATCGCGGATGCGGGTGATGGTCTGGCTCATGTCGCTCATCTCGCGCAGTTGCGAGGGTCGGTGCTTGCTAAAGTAAAAGATCACGTCCTCGGCTCTGAGGTAGATCGGTTCGACGGTTGTCATGCCGTCGATGGTGTACTGCCTGATCCAATATCCGACCGGGGCGTTAAAACCGTTGTACTCAATGCCGCCGACCACGCGGTTCCCTTTGTGCTTCGGGTTCGTCTGCGACGCATCCAGTTCGTCCACCTCAAACAGCTGCAGCTTGAACGGGAGGATGCCGCCGGTCGTGTATCGCTTCACGATAAGAATGCCGCCGTCGACCTTCTTCCGCCTGACTGCCATCCGCAGGATTTGCGTCAGGCTCTGGGTGCCGGTCACGTCGCAGTTGCGCTTCTTGCACCAAACCTTCCACAGCCGCTCGATCTGATCGTTCAGCTCCGAGCTTTCCGTTTCCGCCTGAAGCACGAGACCCTTACCGACCACGTTCCGAACGAAGGGGCCGATGATGGAGTTCATCATGTCGCTGTTGCGCTCCAAGTCTCGCGCTCTGGCGCGGACGGTGTCGCGGGAGTAGCGGTCGGTGTACTCGGCGCTTTGGTTCGTGGCGTACCAATGGGAATTGTTGCGGGAGAAATCTCCGGCATCGTAGTGGCGGTATTCGTCCCAGACTTGCCGCCACGCCTCGCGTTTCGCGGCCCACTCCGGGTTGAACCAGCCGATGATGTTGTCCAGCCAGCTCATTCGCTCACCGCCCCTCAAAAAACGCGACGTAGGTATTCGACAGGAGCGGGGAGCGATCCTCCGCTGCTATCTGCGCCTCCAAATCGTCGCGCATCTGCCGAAGCAGAGCGAGGTCTGCTCTGGTCAGGCTGCGAGAGCCGATTCTGTAGCTCTGCCCGCCGAGAAGGACGGCCTGAATGGCGGTATTCACTTCTACGAGCCGCTCTTGCAGCGTCGGCATGGTGTCTGCCATCTTGGCACCTCCTTATAGCCATGAGTCGTTTTGCCCGATCCAGTTTTCCTCCGGGGAGGGAGGCGGTTCGGGCTTCGCCTCTGTCCGGGCTGGCATCTCCACTTCTTCGAGGTGCATCGTGCGAGCGCCGAGCATATCGGCGGCGCACATAGCGTAGACCTCACAGTCGAGAAGGTGGTTATCTATGTGGGACGCCTTGGGTACCCACTTCTGAACGACACGGCCTCCGGCGGTGCGTTCGTTCACCTTGTGTTCGGAGGTCACCTGTTCTGCGTACTCGCGGTCGCAGCCTCGGTAAACCATCCAGCTCCCGGTGCCGTTCTGCTTCCTCATGCGTCCGGCGATCATGTCCTTGTACTTGCCTGTGTCGATGATGGCCAGCGTCATGCCGTAGGCTTTGCTGTCGGTCTTGTTGACATTCGACAGCTTGAAGTGCGTATCCATCGGATGGCTGCTGCCTTTGCTGGGCAGCGCCCAGTCCGAGTTGTTGGCGCAGAAGTCGTAGACTACGTCAGTGTTGTCGCCTGAGTCGATGAGGGCGAGGGAAACGACCAGCGGCTCTCCATCTTCCTCGCGGACGTATTGAAGGTTCATGATCCGCTCGATCTCCGAGAAGGAGTAGACCTGCCCGTGGGTGACGTTCTGGCTGGTCAGGTAGTTTCCCCATGCGCGGATCGTGAAGTAGACGCTGGTTTCCTGCACGTCGACGCCAGCGGTCAGGAGCTTCGCCCACTTCGGCACCGTGAATTCCGGCAGATCCGTCTGCCGCTCCAGTACGAGGTCGGCGTTGGTCTTGAGCTTCGTATCCTCCCACGGCTCTGCGAGCCACGAGTTGGTGAAGTTCTGGAACTGGTCAGGATCGTCCTTGCTCAATAAGAACGCCTTTGCAATCTCCGAAAAGCGGACGAACGGGCTGTAGAGGGTGTTCATCCAGAAGGCGACCTTGCGGGGGAACTGGGTATTTTGCTGGACGGTTCTCCATTCGCCGTAGCGCAGCATCTGCGGCTTGTGCTGGTCTGTGATTACGCAGCCGCACTCTTGGCAGACGTATGTGGCGAACTCGGCCCGGTCGGCGTAGGTCATGCCGTCCTCATTTGGGAATTTGATCTGACTGAACACCAGCTCGATCATCTTGCCGCAGTGGGGGCATGGCACAAAGTAGTGCCGGATTTCGTCCGCTCCCTCCATGGCTTTCCAAATGTGGCCGGTTTTAAGTGTGGGGGTGCTGGTCAGGACGATCTTCTTGTTGCGGAAGGTCTTTGTGCGCTCCCTCGCCAGCGAGATCGGGTCAGCCTCCTTCTTCGAGGCTCCGGGGTATTTGTCCACCTCATCGAGAAAGAGAAAGCGGATCGGCTTGCTGGCCAGCTGCGAGGGGCTGTTCGAACCGACGATGCTGACGTACATTCCGTCGAACTGCAGCTCCGATTTGGAGCTTTCACTCTCGTGGTACCTCTGCCGGAGCGGAGGCGACGCCGCGATCATCGGGCGGATGCGGTTTGCGACGATGCTCTCGCCGAGGGTGTCTGATGGGTAGACGATCATCGCCGGGGATGGGTCTTGTTGGATTACCCAGCCGAGCATATTCAGGAGGCTCTCGGTGCCGCCGACCTGCGTCGGCTTCACGAAGATGATTTCCTCCGTTTCGTAGTTCCGCAGCTCATCCATAATGCCCACGAGGTACGGCGTTTTGTCGTTCCTCCATGGGCCGGGTGTGGATGCGGTCTTGGTATCGAGGATTCT